CGGGCCTGCAGCAACGGCATTTTACTTCACCGTGCTTGAAGCGGAGTATACCACGCGAGCGCGTGGTGGAACATTAGAAGGGACTATGAGCGGTGCCTTGTAGTCTTGCTTCTTATCCGCAAGATCGACGAACTCATCGTCGGTGTCATTGCAGTTCACTTTCACACTGGTTTTCACCAGTGGCATTTTAACGTCAAGTGGGACGTCTAGTGTTTTGGCACTAGCAGGTGTTTTGTTATACGCGAGGTGGGGCACGCGCTTGTAGGCAAAATCCTTACCGTCATCAGCGGCAAGGAAAGTTTCACCTACGAAAGCATTGGAGAGTCGGGTGCAGGTCACGCGAACGGTGGCATTTGCATCTGCGACGAATGAAGAAAAACCAAGCTTGGGTGGGGTGGCATATGTACCGGCGTCGGCGTACCATGTGGTAATAAACATGATTGCGCCGACTGAACCGCTTGCATAAATCGCAACATCAGTGCCGTTCGTAATGTCTTGAGTAATCCCGGTGTTGCCGTGCTGACATGAATAGCCAGAGACGGTTGTGGTGCCAGGAGAGTAAAGACAGTAGAAACTGAGTTGGAAAACACCGGGGACGTTTCGGTACGTTTTGGTGGAATCAGGAGCTGTGAGGGTGGTGTATGGTGAATTAAAATAAAATGTGCCAGAAGTGGGTGTGAATGAGACAATGGGCACTCGCTCACCGTATTGTGGTGTGGTCTGTGTGAGTGCAGTGGCGAGATTTGTTGGGTAAGTGTTGATCATAGGAGCCATACCAGAGGAAACCGGATTCCAATCCCAGCAGGAGAAGGGGAATGATTGATCAACTCTGGGTGCAAAGAAGGCGATGGTGTAATGCAGTCGGATTTCGCCCCACACGGCGCTCTCACTAGAAGCACTGGTCATGACGTTAAGTACAGCTGGTACGTTAAGACGTGGGTCCGGTTCTGGTGTAGAGTTGGCGTCATCGACGAAGTAAGTGTCTTGCTGGCATTTTTTGCGGTCTAGATGTGTTGAGCACCGCAAGTTGCCACCCCATGGTGGGAAAATTTTTGCATTACCAGTATCTTGAAATTGCACATCGCTAGGGGGTGCGAAATCAGTGGCATCATAATCGTACGAGAGTCCGACGCGTCCTGGAGTACTAGTTGAACAACTAGTGACGTACTCCGCCTCAAACTTGAGGATAGCGAACTGGTCGAACACACGTGCTATCTGAGATAGATACTGAAAGGTGGAAGAATTACCTGGGTTGATGGGGAATGATTTACAGACGTACTTATAGGCCTCGCCAACGTACTTGGGTGATACCACGTCGCACAAGTACTCACTCATCGTGATTGTGGTTGCGCTCAATGACTGAGTGCCTCGAGGTGTCATAACGCGTATTTTTGATAGGCCAAATTTCGCGGTCTTGTTCTTGAACCCTTTCGCTAGGGAAACGGATGCGGCGTGAGCTGAATCAGAGAGGTGTTCTGGTGCGTCGAGTCGTTTACTGGCTTGGTCAGAAGCGCGCAGGTTGATTGTGCGGACAAGATTGCGGTTGTTAACTTCTGGCCTGGGTTCCACTCTGGAGGGTCTAATGAGGCTTCTGGGCAAGGGCGATGTAATGGCATCATGTTTTACGTATCTGGATGCGAAAGACAGCGCATCACCAATCTTGTCAATTGATTTCTTCTCCTCATGTTTGACAATCTTGTGTTTTTCATCTTTGTTGTTCGGGTTGTTTGTTTTTGCTAAAGCCTTGTGAGCCTTCGCTGACTTGCGGTGTACTTTACGCATACCACGTGTCATGTCAAATAACGAATTGAGTCGGGGAGTTTTTCCGATGGGCTCACTGATAGCGTGCGCGCCAATGCACGTTGCGTTGCTGTGGCGAACAAACATTGAGAGAACTAAGATAAGAAGTAATATAACAAGCGGTGTGCGGGATCTAGTGCGTGGTAAATGGTTGTATCGGACGTCATCGTCGAACGAGGGTAGTCCAAATTCTGGTTGGGTGATTGGTCCAAAAGTAGTTTTATCAGGGCGATCAGAATTGCTAAGCTTCAGATCACCGAGATTGGCGAAAGATGAGTCAGGTTCAACAAACTCGGCTTTGTGCTCAATGTTGCCGCCATGTTGAATTCCCGGTGTGGAGTAGAGAGCATCGATCTCAAAACTATGGATGGCACAACCATCAGTGAACCGTGTCGTCGCGCAGCGTAGGTCGTGGATAAGCTGTTTTTGCTGATCGACATCCAAACCAGTTTGTTCAGAGATAGCACTTGCTGTTTCTTCGCTGGACCAATCATAAATATTATTATGCTCCAATTGTGTGCCAAGGAAGCCAAATGTTTTGATTTCGAATTGCTCAACGTGCTTAACACGATAAGTGCTCTTGGTGGAATTCTTCCAAGCAGTGCGTCTGTTGCGGTATACAAAGTCATTGATAACAGTCAAAATTGGGTGACCGCAAGCAATGTGTCGACGCCCCAAATACAAACTACGTAGCACCACCTCACAGGGCAAAAAAGTGGGTGGTTTAATAAGCCAAGATGCTTTCGCTTGTTTCGACACCATCGGGGTGACGGCAAACGTAGGTTGGGTTGTACCGCGCACGAATTTGTGGACGAAAGTGAAAGAATTGGAGCAAAACGTGGCTGTGTTATACGTTCTATTGGGTTCAATCTTACACACAAAACCTAATTGGGCGGACAAAGCACCAGCTTGGGCTGAGGCATGTTCTGTATTGAACTGAGGGTAATAAACTAAGGTATCATCGCCAGCAACCAAGATTGTGCAGCTAAAGGGTGCGGGCATTGTTGCGAAATGCATGCCCCTGACTGGTTTAGATGGGTCTGTGTAAAACAATTGTCCTGGCAAGACAGAATTGGTAGCGCGCACCCAAGAGTACAAGTTGATGAGCCCGTTGACCAGTGTGTTGCGGCAAGTTGTGTAACTCGCACCGGAGGGTCTCGTGTAAGGGCACATGAATTTAATACCATAATACTGGGAGGCGGAGGCACCCAAAGCGTGTCGCTCCCAAGAACTATTATAATATGCCCAAGTACGCTCGGCATCAGCTGATCCATTGAACAAATACTGGTAAACCATCTTCTCAACAGCGTTTGTGAGGGCGTTGCATGAACCATCGAATGATGATTTGTCAGATTCATCAATTCTATCACCACGAAAATAGTGGGTGTAGTGATAATCACCCCACGAGTGTGGTTGTGTGCCAGGTGTGTACACGATGGGTGGTGTCGGGTTGTCTTCGGTGCGGGACCAAGCGGACATCAAATACTTATGGACTGCTTTGTCGACGCAACCAGTGAGTAACAACACTTCATTCGGAAAAGTTGTGACTACCCGACCTGGTTTGCTAAAGCATTCGGTGCTTGTCACTAGTGCTGAGTGTTCTTGCTTAATAAAGGAACTACCAACGATGTGTGCAATAGTGCGCATTGCTGCTGGATCACGAGACGCGATTGAGACTGCGGCAGTTCGCAAAGCATCGCGACGTGCTGGGGGACACACGGTAAGGTACTCATCAACAGTCAGTGGCTCGAGGGGCAAAGAAACGCCAAACGCAGTCTGTTTTGGAAAAAGAACTGGGAGCGTGCTCTCGACGAACCAGAGAAAATCAGTTGAAACCCGGGGATCGATCGTCGGTTTTGCAAAAGTGTATCGATTAGCTATGGCCTGGTGCAAGTTCTGATTGTTCGCCGCAACCAACAGAGGGTAAGTACCAGCAAGTGATGGAGCTATCTGAACAGCGCCGTGCTCGTCAGACGGGTTCTTGCCACCCACACAGAAATAATCAAGATGTGATTCTGGGTCTTGTGGTGCGAAAGGGACGGCAGTGTGCACTGAGCGTGTGGACAAATGCTCCATTGTAAACTCAAAATTCGTGTGTCGACTGCGCCGCCGCCAAATGAGGTAGACTATAATAGTGAAAAACAAGGCGAACAATAGGAAGATTCGCAATGATGCGCTAACATATGTCTCATCGCTCTCGTAATAGGTGGGCTCCATAGATTCATCGGCATTAGCTCCTGGGAGGATGAAAGGATGAGCTGCATTGTGGCGCAGAGCAGCGTTGCGCACGGAATAAAAATAGTCGACCATACTGTTGCACCACAGACTCACGCGCAAATGGAGTGACAAGAGGATCTCGGCGATTACCTGCGGGAAAGTCAAAAAAGTAAACTTGTGGGCAGAACTGAGCAAATAATAAGCATGCTGGTAGACAGTGCTAACAAAATGAAGCGTCCGGTGATGTATTTGATCAAACAACCACTGTTGCGCTGCCCAAAAGCAGGTAGACAGGAAATCTGTGGTCACGACAAAAGGATACTCGACGTACTCAACCACAAAGTTGACGAATCTCTCGCGGGTGGTTGGGTAATATGGAGCGATCCCGATGATCTCAGAGAGATCGGACAAAACCCTGTTGCCGCGTGGTGTTGGGAGAACCCAATGAAATGTCTCAGGCCCATATCTAGATAAGACCACGTGTTCGGGCTGCCACATGCGAGCGAAGGCTTGGTAGTATGTGTCATTGCTTACGGCTTGGCACTGGTAATTTGGTTGGGCAAAGAGAGATAGCAAGTAACAAATAACCCCAGCATAGTTACCAATGGCGACAAAAGCAAGTGCTGCCACGGTCACGAGGAATGATGTCAAAACAAAGCAAATGAGGCGGTATAGAAACAATACACGACTCCAACGCGTGAAACTGCCTTGTAATATATCTTGGTATTGTGACATAGCTGTTTTGACATCAATGTCTTGTGTGGCAAACGCTTTTGAATTAGCCCGTATCGCGACTTCAAGAGCAACCATGGCGCCGACTGTAACTACTTCTGCCGTGTTGCCTAGCACAGCTTTATCGGCGGGTGCGAGTGAATTGCATTGCTGATACAAATGCGTTTTGCCCATACTATAAGCAGATTGGAGCAGTGTACTGGGTGTCAGTTTAATCGCCAACAAAGTAGCTGTGTGGTTGATCATTGTTTTGGGTATTGACACCAATTTCGAGTCGGTGCTAACCAACAACAATGGGCCGTACGATGTTATCACAGCATTGGGCAACTCAACATTCTTAACAGGTGATTTGAAATCGAATGTGTTGCGCCAATCTTCACTGTCTTTCAATGACTGTTCAAGAGATGGATTGACAGGCTTGACCGGTGCTATCTTCGTGTCATCAACTGCGATAATCATGAACTTCGTATGATGGCCAATGTTGCGGACGGTTTTGATACTGAGGCGTTTGAGGCCACAGGGTGATGTCCAAGAAGATGAGGTGAGCCACAATGGGTTTTGGTGTGAATAAACATCATCATTACCTATAACTTGCATGTCAATCCATGGCACGCGTTTGCCTTTAACAGTTTTGAAACTGGTTCGCCAACTGGACTCAGCAACACCTCCGGTGTTGTAAAATTCACCTGTCACGGTTGGGAACATGTGGTGTAATGACAAAGCGGTTTTGGTGCGAGTTCTCGAGAGTGCATCATGAATATCCGAGGGATCGACGTAATAAATTGAGTGCACAAACCACAAAGCATCAAAAGGTGCTAACGGTGCATTTGGTGGGTGACAACTACAAGTTTGCATAGTATGTTCGCAAAATGTTGGGACGCCCGCTTGATCAACGTATTTGGCTGAGTTGCGTTTGATCTTTTGCAATCGAATCTGATCACCGTCAATGATTGTTGGACAACAGGAGTGTATGTAGTCTTGTCTGGAGTCTTTGAATTCACTGCCCTGCATCGCATGGCGATTTGGGTTGCCACCAACGTCAAGCGCATTGTTTATATTGAGGGTGAACCGCATATAATCAAACATGTAAACCTCACCTAATGCTCTAGAAAAGGCACTACGTGGGTGTTTGTGTGACATGTCTTGGACGTTGCTCCTATGGAATTTAAGGCCATATTCTTCCTCGAGCAGAGCATGCGTGGCATTAGTGACACCAAATCGAATAGTCAAACATTCGGGTCTGTCCATGTGTCGTATTGGGGCCCTGACGGGTACAACAAGTGGGTTGACGGCGAGTGCTGCGGCGGGCTGGTTAACAATGGGAGCTGGTTGCACAACTGCTACTGGTTGGGCTGCTGCTGGTTGCGCTGGTTGGACAAGCGCAGGTTGTACAGCGGCAGGCTGTGCAGCTGCAACAACAACTAAAGCAGGTTGGGCAGGTTGGGCTGGCGCAGGCTGAGCAGCCAGAGCTGCGGCGACGGCGGGTTGAACAGCAATGACGGCAGCGGGCTGAACAGCCTGTGGCGCTGGCTGAGCTGCTGGGGGCGCTGATTGTAACGTGGGTGTGGGTTGTTGTGGGGCAACAACAACGACTGGTGTGGTGGAAAAAGCTTTTGCAACACTTTGGTTGATAGCCGCGAGTTTGTCGCGGGCGACTTGACGTTTGCTGTCATCAGAGGACTCGGATGACGAACTGGAAGACGTAGCGGTGAAAAGAGAATATCGATCACGCACTGTCGGGTCAAATGGCGCACGGTTAAATGGGACTCGGGCTACGCTAGTGCTTGAAGGGGCATCAGCATCTTGTGAAGTGGTAGTATCAGGGGTGGTGGAGCTAGATGGTTTGTTAGTTTGTGGTTTTGATGCGTTCCATTGTAGTGGTTTGCTCCATGCTGATGTGGTTTTTACTGGTTGTGCAGTTTGGTTGGCTGCGATGTTAGATTGTGAGACTGATTGAGCAGTCGAAGCGTTCTGGGATGGCCCAGAAGGATTAGTATGTGAAACAGCTGTGAGGACTGGGAAACTTGCCAATTTGGTATGTCTAAACGGGCAGATGCCTTCGTCGAAATACGGTTTCCAGTGCGAAGTTGTGCAGAATGGGTGCTGCCCCTTCGGCAGCACACAAGGCATATTCTTCTTCTCAAAAGCGCAGTCGGTGTCAGCAACGTGAGGTCTGAGACACGTGCAGCCGTCCTGCCAACAAATTTGTTTTATTTTGTTCTTATTCACATTCATATCCTTGCGGAACGCTATAGCGGCGCTTTTCTTTTCCAATTGATATTGTTTGCGACGCTTTTGCGCATTAAGCGCGCGCTGATCATTTGATCGCGGTTGAGCAGGTTGCTCATCATTTAAGGTGCGTTTGGCACCGTCGTTACCCTTGTGAGGCGACGACTGCATAGCGACAAGATTATCACTAGACATTGCAACTTTAGAACGAGTTCACGG